GTGTGGCTTTGGCAAGGGGCACGCATTTTGGGTACTTTCGTTTGGCGTCCTTCTTTTGTTTTGAACGACCACACTTCGCGAAGGAACCATCCTTTCGCTTGCTGCCAATATCTACCCATTTTTGAGCGAACCATTTATCAAGACCATTCTTTGCCATTAAACCATTTTAGTTTTTTTAGCTCTGTTAGACATAATTTTACCACATCCTCGAGCCACAAAGCCGCCTTTTTTATAACCTCTGTCTGGTCTGTTGAGTTCTCCCATCAAACCACCTTTGGCTTTTTTACCTCTAAAGTCTTTTCTCTTTAGACCAGAGGGATCTTTAATTTTACCTGCACATATTTTGCTAGCGTATGCGTTAGCATATGCACTGGGGTAAACTTTAAACTTTCTCTTCGCAGCAGCCTTTCCTCGAGGGCATAGTTTAGTCATTTACTTTTTCCTTTTCTTAACTCGTCCACCTTTTTTCATAAAGCCCATTTTATTTCTAACAGCTTTAGGAAGTTTACGTAGACCTTTTCCTTTTTTAAGACTCATCTCTAGAAGCTTTTAATTGCTTCTTCGTTCTTTTCTTCTTGATTCTCATAGCAATAGATTCATCTTTTCTATCTTTGTAGCCTTGTTTCTTCTTACCAACTTTGCCGCCTTTTTTCATAGCGCCTCTGTCCATAAGTTCAGTTGGCATTCTTTTTGATCTCATGTCTTCACCATAACCACGTGAATACATCATCTCGCCTTTTCTGCCACCCATACCACCACCGGCTCTTTTTACTCTGCCTCTTGGGTTTGTTACTTGTTTATTAAATCTAGGGTTTGCCATTATTTTTTTCCTCCGTTCCTAAATATCTGTGTGCCCTTGATACCATAAATACTCGCCACGACAAGGATCCACAGGTTTGTAAACCATGACGGTAGTTGTGAGAACATTTCAAAAAATAATTTTACTTTGTCCATCGCAGATGGGTCGTCAGATACGACTGCCCAGGCCAAAACAGCTACGGGCGTGGACAAGATAATGAGTACCGCCTCGTCCTTCCAATCTGATTGTCTAGCTTCTAACAATTTACCTTGGTAAGCTTCCTCACCTCGAGCTTGTTTTTCAGCATGCAATAATTGTGCTTCAGACATAGCCATTTTTGCTTTTTGTCTGTTGGCATAAATCTTTGAACCAGCTTGCGCTGCTAACTTAAGTGCTTGGAACCACATAGAATTAGTACCAAGTTGCTTTAACAGGTTTTTTGTCAGGTCTCATTCTTTTTGTACCTCTGACATCAACTGTTTGTGACGTATTTGGGTCAGTCATCTCAACAGGTATGCCACCTTGTTGGTAACCGTCTTTGCCAACACCTAATTCTTTTTCAATTTTAGGTTCTTTAACAAATCCTTGACCTCTTAAATAATCTTTAGTCATATTTTATCTCCTTATTTTTGATTATAACTATTTTTTCTTAAAGTTTCTACCAAAATCATGAATTTTACTAGCATCAGCCATTTGTTGCTTCGCTAACGACACTCCTGCTCGTAATCCAGCTAATTCTTCGTTTTGTTTTAGCTTTGCTTCTTGATTTTCTTGATTCATCATCGCTCTCATCTTATCAAGATTCAATCTTTCTTGACCTTCGTCCTCTTTTCTAGCATTTTCTTCTGCTCTTAAGTCTAATTCTCTTGATTTTAACTTAACTAGAGGGTCATTACCGAACTCACCAGTAATTTTTTCTTCTTCTTTTGCATAATCTAACTGCATTTCTGCAATTAATTGTGCTTTTCTTGATTCAATTGCGTTTGTAATCTCTTGAACACGTCTTTGTTGCTGCATAACTTGTGGATTTGCCATCATTCCAGCCGCCATTGCAGGATTCATAGCTCCCATTTGTTGTAGTTGCACTGTAATTTGTTGTACTTCTTGTAGTTCTTGTACAAATTCTAACTGAACTTGTTCTTGAGCCATTAAACTGATGTGCTCTAAAATATTTTTTTGTAATGCAGCCATGATTGGTGGATTATTTTGCACCATATTTAATCTCATGAAGTTTAAATGCGCATCAATGTGAGCTTTGTGGTCTTGACCAGGAAAAGCTTGAATAGGTTTTAGACTCATTGCCATAATGTGTTCTAATGCAGGATCCATTGGCATTGGTTTTTGTGGTGGAGGTAAAATAGCATTTACATTTTTTACGCCCAGCGCATCATACATAGATCTATATGCTTGATATAAATTATGTATACGAGGATTAGATTGCGCTAGTTGTAATTGAGATTGAGCTAAAGATATTCTTTGAGTCTGTGAGAAGATGTTTGGATCTGCTACAGGTAAAATATCAACTCTTTCATCAAAATCTGCAACTTTGATTTGTCTTGAAGCACCAGGTACATCATATGGATATGTTGGTGGTAAGTAAGTTTTGAAAACGTTTGATAATAATTTGAATTCTTCTTTAAGGCCAACGTATAATCTTTTGTGGATCGCTGACATTACACGTGAACCTCTTTCAAGTAATGCAACTGTAGTTCCAACTGCAGCTTGTTGATTCATATCACCAACTTGCATATCAGCAATTGCTGCAAATCTTTGACCTGCATTTACAACAATACCCATTAACTGAAGTAAAGTTGCATCAGGGCCTTTGAAAGGTAAAGGCATAAACTGATCTCTGATATTTCCACCAGGTGCATCTACATCTCTAAACTCACCAGGTTGTAAAGGTTGTGCATCATCTCTAACTCTAATACCTCTAGATTTAAATCCAGCAGGTAAGTTTGCTAAAGTTCCCGCATCAAGTAATTGTCTTAATGCAGCTGTTGCTGTTCTTGTTAAACCACCAATCATGTGAATTAAACCAAAGCCATAAAAACCTGTGCCAGGTAAAAATTTAAATTGTACAAAGTAATTTATTTTTTTCTTTAACGGATCAGTTGGTTGATAATTTCTTCTGATTGATAAAATTTTATTATTAGCTTGTGCTATTGTTACAATGTATGGAAGTTTAATTCCAGTGGGTTCTCCATCTTGGCCTACATCTTCATAACCTTCTAAATCTAAATTAGTATGTATTTCATATAGAGTGTATTGATCTTCTTGACCATCTTTTGAAATACCTTCTAATTCTAATTTTTTATCTTGTAATTCGTTTTCAGTTACTGGTGGTTTACCTAAATCTATATCTCTGTAAAAACCAGACACTTGTTGTTTTCTTAAATCATTTTCAGAAATTTTTACAACGTGAACAATTGCTTCTGCATCTTCTAAACTGTTTGCAGAATATGGAACAATTAAATCATCTGCAGGAACAAATTTAGAAACGGCTCTACCTAAAAGATCGTCGTAATAAACTTTCTTAAATGTAGAGCCGGACAGGGGAAGATAAAATAACATTTGATCAAACTCTGGTTCATACTCTTTCATCTGATCCATAATTTGATAGTTCATAAAATCTTTAACACGTTTAGCTTGTTCTTCTTTAGCAACTGTTACGTCACCTAAAATTTGTGTTCTAACTGGACCATCACTTGGTAATAATTCTTTATAAGCTTGTGCTTGAAATTGTGTAACTGCTTCTGCAAGAACAGGGTGGTTAACACCTGATGCACCTCTAAAAGGTTCTGTTCGTCTTTCATATTTGAAACCTAATAATTCTAAACCTTCTCTGTAAGATTGTTCCCAATCTCCTCTTGATTCTTTGTATTCATTGTATTGATCAGAAAGTTTTGTGCCAAGTTCATCTAAAATATTATCACCTAAAAATTCTGCTAGGTTTTCAAAATGATCTTGACCACCTTCAACAGATGCAACTTTAGGATCAAAAGAAACTTCAGCACCACCTTCTTCGGTCATTTCTATTTCAACAGGACCGCCTTCGGTTTGTACTTCTTCAACTTTTTCTTTAATTGCCTCTTCGATCTCCGCTTCTCCTGGAAGCTCTACAGTCGTTTTTTGATTGGGCAAAGATTTATCTATTGTGGCCATTTGTTATTCTACCTTGATTTAAATAATGATTCAACACCTTCTACTTCAATATCAGGGATTTGCATAATAGTCAATTCCATGATGCCTCCATCTTTTTTCTTTTTACGTCCTAAAAACTCTTCTAAATTTTTAGTTCCTCCCATAATACCTTCTTCCACATCTTTGTAATAATCATCACCAGATGGTGTTGTTCTATATACTTCTTCTGCTTCTTTTAGCTCTTCAATTCTTCGGCCTTTTGTAGCTTCATCCATGGTTACATCAATCTCTGCAAAACCTTTAGTATCTCTATCTGTCATGAATTCTACATTTGAGCTACCTGTGCTTTGGTCTACATCAACTCTGATATCTGGTCTATCAGGGTGAACATAAGTTTCTACTCTATCGGACTCTTTGATTTTTTTACCTTCACGAATTACTTTTTGAATTACAGCATTATAAAATTCTATACCTTTGTCTGCTACAGCAGCGATGCCCTCTTGAACAGGTTCTCTGTTTAAGAATTTTAATTTGGCCATAAAAGGCATTGATGCAAATAATCCTAATGCTTTTAAAAAATCTCGTCTATCCATTATGGTGCCATCATCATTTGTTCTTCTGCTTGTGCCAGATATGCTTCTCTTTCGTCATCTGACATACCTGCTAGTTTTTCTTTTTCTGCTTGTAGAGCATTGTAACCCATTTTTCCTAAACCTAAAGCAGTAATTCCAAGTCCTGCTGGAGTTAACATTGCGCCTACTCTACCTAAACTTAATGCTTTACCTAAAGCTCCTGTAATACCTTTTGCACCAATTCTTTTTGCCGCTTCTGGATATAATAATTCTACGCCCACCATAGGATCTACAGTTGCATCAACTATATTTTTTCCTTCGTCTAAATTCGCCTTTATTGTAGCGCCAGCAAAACCTGTCGCCGCCAATGGCGATGCAAGGGTACTTAACAAACCTTTTAATAATTTACCTGTACCTTGTCTTACCGTTTTACTTAATAAAGGTGTTGACGCTACAGCTGCAACCGGTATCGGATTATCTGCAGCCCATTCGAGGATAGTGGATTGCGGAACTTTATCATCGGTTTTAGTATTTACCACAGCTCCTATTTCAGGATTATATTTTATTTCTGGTTCCGCTGCTTCTAGTTCACTTGATCCTAAAGCTTGATAACCTAAATATGCTGCAGCAGGTATTCCAAAAATTCTTGGAGCTTTTGCTGCTAACATTTTTAACATTTTACCTTTACCTCTGCCTCCTTCAAGATAAGGTCTAATTTCATCTACAGATTTAACATCTGCTGGAACTTTAAAAGAGTAACCATGTTTTTTATAAATATCATCAAACATGTCTCCATAATTATCTAAAGCGGATTTATTTTTTATAACTTTATTTGGTTCATCAAAACTAATTTCTAAAGTTCTAACTGGAGGCTGTCCTGGTTTTAAATTTTTATTTGCTTCCGCTGCAAACTCTCTAGCTTTTTTATTATATTCATTGGCAATTAATTTTTTTTCATCTAATGTTTTAGCGTTTTGTAATCTTTTTTCATAAATACTTGTTTGTTTATCTAAAGTCTTACCTTTTTCTTGATTAATGTCTGCTCTTATTCCTTGAACAAAAGCACTATAAGGACTTGTTTTAAATCTATCTGAAGATCTTATATTTTTTATTTCATCTGTTTGATATTCAGATCCAGGAATAATTTCACTTATTCTTTTTCTTAAACTAGAAAAGAATCCTGATGTTTTTCCTAAATCTCTTGCAACTCTTCTTTCAGCAGTAACCCTTTGAAGACCTCCTCCAATTCCTCCAAAAAGTCTTGAACCTCCTGCTTCACCTAAACCTTTAATAAGAGGACCTGCTTTTCTTAATAAAAGATCATCTTTAACTTTTATATATTTATCATCTCCAGCATAAGCTTCTATTAATTGACCTAATCTTCTCGCTGCTAAATTTTTATCAATATTTAAAACATTTGCTGTTTTATTAATTAATTTTTCTAAACTTGATTTACCTTCTTTAATTAAATTTTTAACTTCAGATTTATTTAATTTTTTAATTTCTTCTTTTACCTTAACAGCTAAAGGAGTATTTTGTCCTGTACTTTTCTTAACATTTTTTATTTTTTTAGCTGCTTCCTGTAAAGAAGATTTAGCTCCTATACCAAATTTTTCTTTAACTTTTCTATCAGCTTCTACTATAGAATATTTTCCTGAAGCTAAAAGTTTTTTACCATATTCTAATCTTTCTTTTGCTGCTTTTTTACCAGCTTCAGTCATACCTGGAGCTTTTAATTGATTGAAATCATATTGCTTTTTAATTTGTTTTAATTCAGCAGCAGTAGGTTTAAAATAATTTCCTGTTTTCTTTATGTATTCTCTGCCTTTACTTCCTGGATATCTTTTATCAAAATATGTTTTAGTAACTGGTCCTGCATTTTTTATATCATAAACTCTAGCAACTCTTGCTGCATTTCTAATATTTCCAATTTTAATTCCTGCTTTTTCTAAAATTTCTAATAATTCAGAAGTGTCAATTATTTCTTTAGTAGGCATTATCTTTTCTCCGTGAACATACTAGCAAGACCACCATAAGCAAAAGAACCCATCTCTGCAGCTGTGCCACTGCCACCCATAAATCCAGAGTCTTGTGCAAAATCAGATTGATAACCACCAAGATTTAAATTTCTATTTATTTCTGCCATGGCAGCAACTCTTGCTGCAGCTGCTCTTTCTGCTGCTTCTTTTAATTGTTTTTGTCGTGTTTCTTTTAAAGCAATGTCTAGCCCTTTATTAAAAATTTTTGCTCGACCTTGATTAATTAAATAATCTCCTAATAATCCTAAACCTTTTAAACCAGATACAATACCAAGTCCTGCTGTTTGGCCTTGGATACCTGCAAACTCATCTTCTTCCATAGGCATACCAGCTCCTAATAAATTTGAATCAGCTAATCCCGCTCCAATAATATTTGTAGGACCACCAAGTCTAAAATTAATTCTACCGCCGTCCGCTTTCATTCGTGGGTGTTTACCTGTTCTTTCTATTTCTAATAATTCATCAAATGTCTCATCACCAAAAAGTTCTACACCAAGTTTATCTTCCATTTTATCATAATCAATTTTACCTGGTTTTATATTTGTTCGTTCTTCAAACTCTTCAAACATTTCTCTTGTTTTTGTTTTTTCAGGTTTAGGTGCATCGTCTGCTTTCATAATTGATTCTTTACCTTTTTTACCTTGAACAAAATCCATGATCTCATCAACACTCATTGTTTTTGTTTTACCTTTGATTGTCATTGGTATACCACCTTTAGATTCCTCATACATTTTATCAAATATATCATCAAACATACCTTCTTGTTTACCACCCATAATAGGTTTAGATGGATCTAAAGTTTTACCTTCCATGTCTACGACTTTTGCTGAATCTTCTGCACGTCTTCTTGCTTCTTGTTTTATTTTGATAAGATCTAGACCTTCAGGTTCTTTGTTAGTCATCTTTCTGTAACCTTTAATTAGTCTATCTAATAACTCTTGATAATTTTCTTGAAATGCTTGTAAAGCCCCTATGCCAAATTTAAGTTTGCTCATCAGTAATATTCTATTTGAGGTTTTTTGTTCGCCTCGTCTTTTTCGTCTTCTGGATGCCCTATAAATCCTCCCTGTCTAAATCGCATCACAGCTTGAGTCATACTATCTACTAAATCGTCATTGTCCCCATAAGGAAACGCTGCACACTCTTCAATCACTTCTTCTGCAAATTTTTCATCAGGCGCCCAGATTTGCCCTGACTCAAATAACGGGGCAACGGCGTTTACCCTAGCGTGTTTATCGTTACCTTTGCTAGGAGTGAAATTTATAACAGGAATACCAAGTTTTCGCAACTCATATGTCAAAGGTAAACCAGAAGCTTTTGACTCTATGATGACTGTATCAGGGTTCCAATATTTATATTGTTCTAATGCTACTCTACGTAATTCAGGAAACTCTAATCTTTCTTTGTGAGCATCTAACAAAATTAGATTCGGTCCGCTGTCCTCGTTCGGATAAAAGACTCCCCACGTTGTAATAGCAGAATAGTCAGCGGATTCTTTTTTGAGGAACGCGGTGTCATAGGATTGAATAATATGTTGTAGTTGTGGCACATAACCTTTATCCCAAACGTTCCACCATTCACGTTTTATGATTGATCCTTCTTCTGCAGTTGGATCTTGCATCCACTGTGCATTCCATTTACCCACGCTCAACGATGCTTTAACACCTTCTAACTCTTCTAACTTCCAAAACTCTGGCCATAAAGATTTACCTGATGGCATGATCGCTGGAAACTCTACAACTTCCCACTGATCTGCTTTTAATTCTTTTTGAGATTTTAAAAGCATACCTGTAAGATCTTTTGTATTCCATCTTGTCATAACCACAACAATAGAACCACCTGGTTGTAAACGTTGTCTTGGACCAGATGTGTACCAGTCATAAGCACGTTCCAAGGCCTGTGCATTGAGAGCATCTTGTTCTGAATGCGGATCGTCGATAATAAGTAAATCCGCTCCACGGCCCGTTATGGCTGATCCAACACCCGCTGCATAATATTCACCGCCTTGTTCTGTTTCCCATTTACCAGCTGCCTGACTGTCCTCTCTTAATCTAGTTTTGAAAACGGATTGGTATTCGGCGCTATCAATTAAAGTTTTAGCTTTACGACCAAAGCGGATCGCTAATTCAGTGGTGTGGGTCGTTTGAATTATTTTAAGATCAGGTTTACGTCCTACCATCCACGCGGGCAAAAGGTAAGAACTAAATTCAGATTTAGTATGTCTTGGTGGCATGTTAATAATTAATCTTTTACACTCACCATTTGCCAAACGATTAAATTTTTCAGAAATTTTTTTATGATGATCACCTTCTATGAATTCAGGCCAAACATGTTTTACAAAAGAAAGAAAATCAGATTTGACTTTGTTTTCGGTTTTCTTTTGGGAGAGTTTAATTGCATACTTCATAAACTCTTTTTTTACGTCTGGTGGGAGCTTGTCTATAATTTCTTGTTTCATAAAAATTTTTGCAGAATTTTTTCAGGCTTCTGTTTTGTTGCTGTTTTGATTTTATAGCATGTAAACGTCTAAATCAAAGCATAAAGGGTATACGTTAGGATCCCTTTTTGTTTTGGAGAGGGTGGGCCCGTTAATTTGCAAGCATAATCGGAAATCGTTCGGGACCCCTCTAGGGAGGGTGGGCCCGCTAGTTTGCAAGCTTTGAATTGTGGCAAAAAGATGGCGGCCCCCGCTAGGGGGCCGACCCATTTTGGACGGGTAGTCTATTGACTACCTGGGAAAATATGTTAGTCCAAAAGTGTCATATATGCTTTGGGATTCATCTTAGCAAATTTTCTTAACCCAAATTGCATTTGATCAAAACGCCCTTTTTCTTCGTCTGCTTTAATCATATAATAAAGCTCCAGTTCCTTTAAGTTTAATAACTCCGACTGGCCAGAAAATGGGTTCGTTACTTTGTACACCCTGTCTTCTTTATCAGCTTTGTTATTCTTTAAGAAGTTGTTTGTGTCTGCGTGTCTGTCTGTCATATTTTCCTTTCTGTTATACCTGGGATTATATGTTATTTATTATATCTTGTCAAGTCTATTTTATTCAACCTTTCTTGTCTTTTCTTTTCGCGTTTATATTTTCTCTCATCAAGATAAATTAGGGCGCCCATAAATAAGCACCCTAATATAATTAATGTTAGTTCCATTTTAATCTGAAATGACCAGTCGCGGTTCGGTATCCATCAGCGTCCATGTCATAATAAGTTATACATGGAACATTCTTTTTAGATAAGAATGACCGACAATCGTCTGTCCATTTCCCTTTCCTAGTTATAAAAGCCTTATGCTTTTTAGCAAAGTAAGTTATATAAAATTGTTTATCTTTTATCATTTTCTAACTCCTTAATTCTTTGCTCTAGTTTCATTATTTTTGTAGCCAAAAGATTTAGATTGTTTGTGTTCACCTCTACAACCTTGCCTAACTTCATCATGTTGTTAGAAGTTGTAATGTGCATATCCATACTCTTGATTATTGATTGTTCTATTTTGTTTTGCATATTTTCCTTTCTGTTATATGTGGGATAATATCATATCCCACACATAAGTCAAGCCCTTAATTTGAGCTTATTTGTTTTATTTTGGAAGTATCCACAACCCAAGCAATCCCAATTTTTTTGGTTGTATTGTCAAGAGACTTGATAAGTTCTTCAGGCGTTCCGCTTTCCATAACTGTATCAATAGAGTGTTGTTTTAAGTCCTCAAGTTGTTTTAACTTTTGGCCTTCAGGTCTTCTTCTTATTTCACGATCAACAAGTTCTCGCGCCCAATCTTTTAACTGCTCCTCGCAATCGGACAGCGATAATCTCTCATCACGATCGAACGCATAGTTTGGTTGCGTCTTTTTTTGTTCCGCCTTCTTCTTGAAGAAGGTTCGGGCTTTATCTTGTACCGCCTTCAGTTGAGCTTCCGCCTTCCTGAATTCATTTAAGATTTTATCTGCGCCCATTTTTTTAGCGAGCTTGCCAACTATTTTTTCAGTTGCTTCCGCCCTGTACTGTTTCACTAACAGTTCTTGTTCTTCTATCAATGGTTCAAAGTTTCGTCTCACTTTAGACTTAAAATGTTCCAGTTGATATTTTGTCATTGTTTTTGGCATATTATCCTTTCTGTTATTTTTATTTTATATACTACTTGACAAACTATGTCAATGGGATTATATATTATTTTATGGCTCCTGGGTCATGAGCCTTGATAATAACTGACCCCTTGAGCCCTGGTCCATCCCTGTAAACCTGCGAGAGGCGAAACTCGTATGAGGATGGACCAGGGGTCAAGCACAGAGTTAATTACTCTTAAGCCCTGGTGCACCGGTAAACAATTGCCGCTGGGCTTCAGCGTGTTTGGCCAAGGTCAAGTGTAGGACGACAAGTGAAGTTATACTTCCATTGAGTCTAAGCCTTTAACTAGAAATAGGCTTGGCCGGTCCTCGATTTGTGAGCGTGTACGGGACCATAAAGAGTGACGCCACAAGCAATTTAGAATGATTCTAATGCGCAAGCGCCCAAGCCTCAAGCTTGACAATTCTCAAGCTTCGAGGTATGGGATATTAACAGAAAGGATTTATGAAAGTAAAAGAAGCAAAAAAGATAACCGGATCGATGACCAGGACCAGCAAGATGCCGGGCCTATCTTACAGCCTGCCAGCATGGGAATGTAAAACCGGAGCGAAGCTTGCCAAAGTTAAGGGCAGCGTCTGCAATGGCTGCTATGCAATGAAGGGTAACTATACAAGATACCCTGCAATTAAGGCTGCGCAATATGTTAGATTAAAAGCCATTAGTGACCCGCGATGGGTCGATGCAATGGTTGCACAAATTAAAAACCAGAAGTGGTTTAGATGGCATGATGCAGGAGACATACAGAGCGAAGAACACCTGCTCAAGATCTTTGAAGTCTGCAAGCGTACACCAAAAACAAAGCACTGGATACCAACGCGCGAAGCGCAATTTTTAAAACTAGTTACCCCCGAAGAAGTCCCGGACAACTTAATCATCCGGATGTCTTCGCACATGATTGACCAGGGGCCGGTTACTTTCTGGCCGTGGACGTCGACTGTCGGATCAAAGACTCGGACATGTCCAGCCCCTGATCAAGGGAATAGTTGCGGAAGTTGCAGGGCCTGTTGGAACCGTGATATACCGAACATAGAATATGGCAAACACTAAAACACAAAAGACAATCCAAACTAACAACCAGATCGAAGCGATCCACAATGAGTGGTGCGTGGATAATGGTTATCCGGTTAAATGGACTAGGCTGCAAGCTGGAAGGCCCAAGCTCAATGAAGAAGCAAAAGCAATTAAAAAATATGTTAAACGAAACGGAGCAATCTAATGGAAATCAAACATCCAAGTTACTACAAGAAGTTAAGACAAGCTCGCAAGCGTGCAAGCGCACAAGCCGACAAGCTCAACGCGGACAACTCTGAACGGTTCGTGAAGGGCGCAAGGTCTCAAGCCGACAAGCCCGCAAGCGCTCAAGCGTCAAGCGGTTCGCAAATCAACAAGCGCTGAAGGTGCTCCCAATCATTGTTTGTGAGGGAAGGTGTATCTCTGTGATCTAACAGAAGACCGTGGATCGATTTACTCTCATAAAGTTTTATGACTCCAAGAGAGGTGTCTTGGAGTAAGATAAAATTACGTTTTGTTCTAGTCATGTGGAATAGTTTTTGATGTGGTGAGAATGATACTTTGTGAGACTTTGTAACTTTAAGCTCAACCATAAAAAATCCGCACATATCATGGTATCCAAGCAAATCAGGTACACCAAAAGATGCCCAAGATTCTAGTCTAGTCCAACTAATTTTGGGGGTATTTTTCTTGAGAGAACGCCACAGTTTCGACTCGGCTTTCATCGTACACACCTTTGATTACTTCTTTCACAATCATACTAGTTGCATCAATATTTTTATCTGCTGATGCACCAATTACACTTAATATAAATATAATAGTCTTCATAAATTGACTTGTACGCTAGAGTACGATAT